GGCCTCGGGGCTGGGCAAGCTGTGCCCGCGCGGGGCGGGGCTCCAGGCGGCGGGGGCGGTCCTCGGCGAGGTCCACACGCGGCGGGATGCCAGGGACGTCTGGGCGCTGGCGGTGGGCACGGCCTACCACGCGGCCTGGCAGGATGCCTTGCTGCCCCTGCTGCCGGGGGCCACCCTGCTGGGATGGTGGGCGCGGGACATCGCCCTATCCGGCGGCCAGGGGGGCGAGGGTGTACATCCTTGGGGCACGGTGATCATGAGCCATCACGTGGAGGTGGCGCGTGGAGACAAGCAGGCGGGGGCGCTGCCCTACGCGGCGATCCTCCGGCCCCCGGGCGAGGGGTGGCGCTACGTGGAGCTGAGCTTTGCGGATGCGCAGGACAACCTGACCGGGCACTGCGATGGGGTCCTCGCGTGGGCGGACGGCACCCGGGAGGTGCTCGAGCTGAAGACGGCCTCCCCGCGCAGTTTCACGCAGGTAGACGGGGCCTATGGGGGCGTGCCCTACCCCGAGCACCTCGTGCAGGTGCAGCTCTACATGGCGTGGGCGGGGCTCCAAAGGGCCCGGATCGTCTACGTGCGCAAGGAGGCCGACGCGGCGATCGACGCGATCGCGGAGCACGTGGTGGCCTATGACCCCGCGGTGGTCGCCGAGGTGCGCGACGTGGTGCGGGACGCGCGGGCGGCGCTGGCGGCCTTTGAGGCCTGGCAGGCCTACGGGGGATCGATGCCGATGCCCTTGCCGGATCGGCTGCCGGGGTGCAAGTTCAAGGGCGACAAGCGGGCGCGGCGCTGCGACCAGCGGGATGCGTGTTTCGCCAAGGACGTGGCGCGGGCGTGCGGAAAATGATCGTTTTATGCGAAAAATAAGTGCTATGAATCTGGAATATTGTTCCCAGGGAACGCTGTAGAGGAAATCCACCGAAGGATGTATGCATGACATCTGATAATAACGCAGTCGCAAGCGTGCTCGGGCTGGATCTCTCGGCCACGGGCGCGGGGATCGTGACGCTGGATGGGGCGACGGGGTCCGTGTGGGCGGCGGAGACCGCGGGCTACCCCCTGAAGCGGGCGGCTACGGTGCGCGAGAAGGTGGAGCGCATGCTGGTCATCGCGACGGCGGTGGTGCGGGCCTACCGGGCGGCCCCGGCCCCGTGCAGCGTGGCGATCGAGCAGATGGCCTTCGGGGCGCGGGGGGCGCAGAACGACCTCGGGGAGGTGCACGGGGTGGTGAAGACCCAGCTCTGGCTGGGGTGCCAGGCGGAGCCCGCGCTCTACACGGTGTCGAGCATCCGCAAGGAGATCTTCGGCAAGGGGAACATCAAGAAGGACCAGATCCTGCCGCACGTGATCGCCAAGGGGGTGCCGGTGGCGGACCACAACCAGGCGGACGCCTGGGCGGTAGCGGCCCTGCATCTGCACCGGGTCACGCGCGGGGCGGTGGACGTCGGCGCGTTCGAATGGAAGCAAGAGAAGTTGTTCTAGGGGCGATGCTGCGCATGCGCAGACGCAAGAGGAGCTGACATGAAGAAGGCGGAGAGCGAGTTGGCGGTGCCCGAGGTGTTGACGGAGAGCCTGCACACGGAGCTGGCGGTGGTCCCGGTGGCCCCGGTTGAGGATCGGCTGAGCGAGCGGGCCCCCGACCAGGTGCGTAAGGACGTGAAGCGCTTGCGGGCCAACGTGGAGACGAACTACTGGAAGCTGAGCGAGGCCCTGTGGCACGTCTACGACAAGGTGCTCTACCAGGGGTGGGGCTACGCGAGCTGGCGGGACTACGTGGAGTCGGATGTGGACTTCGAGCTGCGGAAGGCCCAGTACCTCGTCCACATGTGGGGCTGGCGGCGGGCGCTCCCGGCCCCGGCCCAGGAGCGGATCGAGAAGCGGGGGCTCTCGGGACTACGCGAGCTGGCCACGGTGATGACGGCGGACAACTGGCTAGAGTGGCTGGATAAGACCGAAGGGATGAGCCTCCGCGAGGTGCAGAAGCTCGTGCGCGGGGAGGCCGATAAGGAGGAGGATCGCCTCAACGGGATGACCACGGGGGACGCGGCGGACGCGGACGAGAACAAGCCCGCGATCCAGCAGAAGCCCGTGGCAAAGAAGTTCAACTTGATGCGGGCGCAGCTCGACACGGTGGAGCGCGCGCTGGCGAAGGGGTGCGAGATCGCGGTGTCGGAGAGCGAGCCCCACGCCCTGGCGCTGATCTGCACAGAGTTCCTGGCGAGCCACCTGAACGTGAACGCCCCGGCCGAGTACCTGGCCGACGTGGAGCGCGTGACGGGGTGGCGGATCGTGGCGGTGGATCCCCGCGACGGCAAGGTACTTTACGGGGGCGCGTTGCTCGAGGCGGCGGAGGGCGCGCCGGTTGAGGCGACGGTGGTGGGGCCGGGCCTGCCCGATCCCACGGCGGATCTCGCGGCGTGCCTGGCGGCGATCGAGGCGGCGACGGGCGCGCGGGTCGTGGCGTTCGATAAAGAGACGCCCGAGGTGCTGTTCGGGGAGGCCACCCTGGCCAGCATCGCGGAAGAGTGATGTAGTGCTTGACAAATCCCTAGCCTCCCGCTAGGGTGAGTGTGGCTCGGTGGTTTGAGTGACGAGAATCCCCCCTTCTCCAGCTCGCCACTCGGGCCACTTTTTTTAGATCCCCCATGCCACAAGCCTGAAATTTCCACCGTTGATCGCAGCAAACATTGCAAGTGTGCAAGCCACCGGCTAGCATGGGGGGCGATGGCAAACCCACGCACTCCATGGCCCCCGCACCCGCCGCACATGGCGCCGCCGCCGAATGCGGGCGAGTATGGGCCAGGGCCTGGGGGCGGGGGTGGCCCCGGCTATCAGGGGCGGCCGGGCCAGGTGGGGATGTACGAGGACGTGACGGGGCAGTTCGATCTCCCGGCCGGGGCGGGATACTACGCGGGAGGACCGATGCCGTATGGGCCGATGGCGCCACACGAGCGCGAGGGGGATCGCATGACGGGCGGTGTGACGCGGGACACGTGGGTGCGCATCGTGATCTGGGTGATTCCCTTGATCTTTATGGCGGGGGCGCTGTACTTCAACATTCAGAGCACGGCCCAGCGGCAGGACGCCCTGGAAGAGCAGGTCAAGATGGTGTCCGAGCGCGTGAACGGGATGGCCTCGGATGCGCGGGTGTTGCAGGAGACGGTGGGCGCGCTGCGGTCGGCGGGGGATCGGATCCCGCCGCAGCTGGATGCGCTCAAGGAGCAGCTGAGCGGGCTGCGCTCGGACCTCGCGGCGATCCGCGAGAAGCTGGGGATCGGCGATCGGTAGTTGCGGGGTACGAAGCGGCGCATGCGCATGCGCGGTTGAGTGGTTGTTCGGCTGAAGGTGATGGTGTTGCGATGCAGGCATCCATGGCAGGATCCCACACAGGAAAGCGGAAGGCGGGGCGGCCCCCGAGGGAGCCCAAGGCCCCCAAGCTGCCGGCCCCCTCGGCGGCGAAGAAGGCCCCCTATGCGGTGAAGCTCGAGGCCATGGTGTGTTGGCCACAGGTGCGCGACATGCTGGCCGAGGGCTACACGATGGCGGCGGTCGCGGCGTTCATTCGTGACGAGGCGGGGGAGCGGCTGGACGTCAAGGTGCGGACGCTGGAGGAGCAGCTCTTCAACTACCGGCGCGAGTACATGCCGAGTGCGGCCTTCGCCGGGGCGGTGGGGTTCCGCCAGGCGGGCTGGCTCCGCAAGCGCATGGAGGACGAGGAGCTGGAGTACGGGCGCCTCGAGGAGATGTACCGCATTCAAAAGAGCCGGGTGGACCTCGGCCTCGCCTACGAGCAGCGCATGGGGGTGCCCATCGCAGTGGTGGGCCAGGCGACGCAGCAGGCGGTCGACACGATCTGCCGCATGGCGGCGCTCAAGGACAGCTACGGCTTCAACCGCGGGGGCAAGGGCGGGACGGTGGTGATCTCGCAGTCCGTGGTAATGAACGTGCAGCGCCGCTTCGGGGACGAGGTGGCGGCGGTGCTCCAGCGGCCGGCGGCGCGGGGCCGGGTCCTCGCCCTGCTCGAGGAGTTCCGGGCGCTGGGCGAGGACGACGGCGGGGATCTTTATGGGATCCAGGGGCCGGGCGAGGTGATCGACATCGACGATGAGGGCGAGGGAGACCAGGATCTGGGAGCCCGATGATCGTCCGCACCGACGAGGGGCGGGCGCGGACCGTCCGCACCCCAGAGGAGCGCAAGCGGGCCATCCTACGGCGCATGAGCGCGCTGCCCCCCGATGAGCGGCGGCTCCTCAAGGCCATGCTCTACGAGGAGCAGCGGGGGGAGAGCCTGATCGCCAACGAGTGCTATGCGAAGCGGTACAAGGCCGTGCCCGTCGACATGGCCACCTTCATCGACGATCCCTACTACCTAGGGGACTCCTGCCAGACGCTCTACCCCGTGTTGCGGCGCAAGCTGATCGAGATCTTCGAGCCGGGGTCACACTATCGCGAGGTGATCTTGGGCGGGGGCACGGGGGTAGGCAAGACGACCTGCCTCTCGATCATCATGTGCCGCTTGCTGTACGAGATCTCGTGCCTCGTGAATCCGCAGGCGTCCTATGGCCTCTCGCCGGGGAGTGAGCTGTCGATCGCGCTGGTGAGCAAGAACCTGATCGTGTGTCGCCAGGTGCTCAAGTCGGCGATCGACAACAAGATGGAGCTGTCCCCGTACTTTCAGGAGCACTTCAAGCCAGAGATGCGGACCGAGGCGACGTTGTTTCCATCTAATGTGCAAATTATCGTTTCCAGCTACGTTGCCGAGAGGACCATCGGTAGCAATTGCTTCGCTGCTTCGCTTGACGAAACGGATTTCGTGCGCTCCAAAAAGCAGCAGATCCGCACGACCGACGGGCAGCAAAAGAGCCTGGCGCACTTCGACCTGGCTGAGAAGGCGTACCGTTCCTTGGAACGGCGCATCAAGTCGCGCTTCATCCAGGCCAGCGGAGACCTCCCCGGCATGATCGTGATGGTGTCCTCGGCGAACACGGTGGGCGGCTTCATCGAGCGGCGCATGGCCTCGGCGTACTCGGACCCCTCGGTGTACGCGATGGAGCTGTGCACCTGGGAGATCAAGCCGCCAGGGTCGTTTAGCGGCAAGCGCTTTAAGGTGCTGTGCGGGGGGTCATCCTTGCGCAGCCGCATCCTCGGCGAGGGGGAGGACATCGACGTGGCGACGCTGCCCGATGAGGCGCGGGTGATCGCGGTGCCCGAGGAGTACCGCGTGGACTTTGAGAGCAACCTCGAGGATTCGATTCGCGAGATCGCGGGCGTCCCCACGACGGCGATCAGCGCCTTTATCCAGCGCACGGAGATGATCAAGGCGTGCGTGGATCCCAAGCGCACGCACCCCGCAGACAAGCAGTCGTGGCAGTTCGGGGATCCCCTCGCGATCTACTGGCACCAGCTGGCGAAGATGACCCCGCGCCGCCTACCGGGGGGCTACGAGGAGGAGGCGTGGACCCCGTTAAGGAACCCTAAGGCGCTGCGCTACTGCCACATCGACACCTCGCTGAGCGGGGATGCGACGGGGATCTGCCTCGCGCACGTCGAGCGGTATGTGGACGTGGTGCGGCGGACCCCGGCGGGGGAGCACTACACGGACAAGGCGCCCTACTTCGTGATCGACTTCCTGTTGCAGGTGCGGCCCCCTCATGGGGAGCAGATCCAACTCGCGGACATCCGGGCGCTAATCTACGACTTCATGGCGCACGGGTTCAGTCTTATCGGGTTCAGTTGCGATCTTTTCCAGTCGGCCGACATGTTGCAGGCCATGAAGCGGCGGGGTGTGGCGGCGGAGATCCTGAGCGTGGACACTTCGATGGCGCCCTACGAGGCGTTGCGAAGCGCCCTCTACGAGAAGCGGATCGAGCTGTACGACCATGCGGTGCTCATGACGGAGCTGCGTGCGTTGGAGCACGACCGCCTGCGGGGGAAGGTCGATCATCCCGTGGCGGGAGGAAAGGATTGCGTTTCTGGAGAAACGAAGATTTCACTTTTAGATGGGCGCGAAGTGCCCATTGAGGATTTAGTTGGGGATGAGTTTTGGGTTTATGCGTGCACTCCTGAAGGTATGGTTGTTCCTGCAAGGGCGCACAACGTGCATCCCGTTGGCATGAGGGATCTGATCCGGGTTTGGTTGGACAACGGCGAGTTCGTGGATTGCACCCCAGACCATGAAATCATGATGCGTGATGGTTCTTTTCGAGAGGCACGCCTCTTAATCCCTGGAGATAGTTTAATGCCGCTGTACCGGGATGTTTCTGTAAAAGATCCAAGACATGGGTTGGATGGTTACGAGAGGATTTTGGACAACAAGACTGGAAAGCGTGTTTTCACTCACCAGATGGTAGCAAGATCGGCTCTTGGTTTTGAGTATGCGGGCAGTGTTAATCAGCGAAGGGTCATCCATCACGCAGACTTCAACAAGCGCAATAATACGCCAGAGAATCTTGTTCCGCTTGAATGGAATGAGCATCTAGAATTGCACCGCGAGGTCTCATCAGAGAACATGAAGCGGATGTGGGAGGACGAAGAGTACAGGGCGGCGGCTAAGGTTAGAAGTGGAATAACTGGTAAGCTCACGGGGCCTAGAAACATTACTCGATACAACAGGTCAGCGGCGCGCATTGAGAAGTTGCACGCCATGGGGACGTTTTCTGCGAACGGTCGATCGGTGATGGAGAAGTTATGGAAAGATCCGCTGTATCGTCGTCGGCACTCCGAGAGAATGTCAGGATCGAATAACCCACACTCAAGGAAAGATGTCACTTTACAGCGAATTTTAGAGGAAGCGTCGAAGGTCACGAGCCACAAGGATCTCCTTGTCGTGTTGGGTTGTACACAAAAGGTCGTTATGCGCGTGTTGAGAGAAAATGGGACATCCTATCGAGAAATAGCTGATATGTTTGGACATGATAGGAATGCTGGAAAGGGGGCCTATGTGCGCAGGGTCGATGTGACGATGGAGCGGATTTTAGCTGTTGCAAGGACAGTTAAGACCGTCAGGGATCTGTGTGAAATATTAAAGTGCACGCCAAAGGTTTATCACAGGGTATTGGCCGAGAATGGGTTCACACCCAGCGATTTTTGTTTGTTACATTTCGGTAGAAAACCGCGCAACCATCGTGTCGTAAGAGTCGAGCCAATCGAAGATGCGCAGGTGTTCGATATGACGGTCGATGTGCATCATAATTTTGCGATCTCGTCCGGGATTTTTATTCACAACTGCGCCGACGCGATGGCTGGGGCGATAGCTGGGCTCCTTAAGAAAGCTGCGAGGGCCCCGTTGGGCGTGTTAAAACCCGAGGAGGGGCGTGGTGACGTGGACGACATGTCCTGGGTGACGGGGGCGCCCGCGCCGGAGAAGGACATCGAGGTGCCGTTGATGCCCTTCCTATTTGGCTGAGCTGAGGAGCGAGCGCATGGCTGAGACCCAACCGATCGAGGCGAGGACCGCGGGCAAGGGCCTGTGGACGAAGATCCGGGGCTGGCTGGATCGCGGGGTGGCCCGCGAGGACCAGGGGCCGACCGCGCCCCGCGGCGTGGCGGCGGGGGCCGAGGTCACCTTGAGCCCCCTCGGCAACCCCCTCATGGCCAAGGAGGGGTACGTCGGCAACTTCCAGATGAACTCGGAGAGTTCCTTCGACGCGAATTCGCCCGTGGCGCACGCGCTGCAGCTCTCCGACGACCTCTTGCAGCGGTACCGGGACGTCGAGGACATGGACGACTATCCGGAAACTAGCGCGATCATGACCCTCTACGCGGACGACGCGACGATCCCCGATAGCCAGAGCGGGCGGACGATTTGGGCCAGCTCCAGCGACAAGCTCGTGCGAGACGTGCTCGAGGACCTGCTCACGCGGCGTCTACGGGTGGAAGACGACATCCACGGCCTCGCGCGCACCCTGGCCAAGTACGGCAACCGCTTCGCCGAGGTCCTCGTAGGCAAGGAGGGCGTCGTCGGGCTCAACTACCTTGGCGCGCCGACGGTGCGGCGGGTGCAGGACATCTACGGGGCCACCCTCGGCTACGTGCAGGACCCCACGGGCCAGTTCGTGACGATCACGCAGAGCGACTTCAACGACGCGATCGCCGTGCCCCGCGACCAGCGCAAGCCGGTGCAGGGGTGCGTGATCTTCGAGCCATGGGAGGTTATCCACTGGAGGTTGCGCCAGAAGGACCAGAACGCGGTCTACGGCACCTCGGTGCTGGACGGCGCGCGGTGGGCCTGGAAGCGCCTCACGATGATGGAGGACACCGCGTTGGTGACGAAGATGACCAGGGGGCCGAGCCGCCTGGCGTTCTATATCGACACGGGGGACTTACCGCCAGCGGAGAGCCTGGCGCACGTCAACAAGATCAAGCAGCAGTATTCCAGGAAGAAAGTATTTAATCCTTCTACAGGTCAGATTGATTTCAGGTATAACGTACAATGTTTAACTGGCGATACTAAAATTAGAACGCTAGAAGGCGTTGAGAAGACATTGGTGGAGATGGAGGCAGCGCACAAGCGCGGAGAAGAGCAGTGGGTCCATGCGGTCGATGTAGATCGCCAGATCCGGCGCGTGCCGGGCAAGGTCGTGTGGGCGGGCAAGACGCGCCCCGAGGCCGAGCTGGTCAAGGTGACGCTGGACAACGGCGCGTCGATCCGCTTGACCCCCGACCATAAGTGCATCCGCGCCAATGGAGAGCCCGTGCTAGCGGGAGACCTCGTGGCAGGGGACGATCTGCTTCCGCTCCATCGCATGCGGACGACAGTAGCGACGGTGGAGCGGTTGGCGGAGCGTGAGGACACCTACACGCTGACCGTCGAGGGCGTGCACACGTTCGGCCTGAGTGCGGGCATCTATGTCCACAACTCGAACCTCGAAGATCTCTGGCTTGGTTCGCGCGGGGGCAAGGACTCGACCCGCGTGGACGTGCTCCAGGGCGTGGATAATCAGGACCTCGACATCCTCGAATACTTCCGTGGCAAGGTGCTGAGCGCGGCGCTCGTGCCCAAGCGGCTGTTGGGGATGGACGAGAATCAGGCGCGCGTGGCCAGCGGGGACGACGTGCGGTTCGCGCGCTCCTCGATGCGGCTGCAGCGCGAGGTGAAGAACGGGGTCAAGCAGATCTGCCGGATCCACCTCGCGGCCTTGGGGATCGACCCCGACCAGGTGCGCTTCGACCTGCACATGACGGTGCCGAGCTACATCTTCGAGCTGGCGCAGCTCGAAGTGCGGCTGCAGCAGGCGCAGCTGGCGCAGGGGCTGGGCGAGCTGGTGCCGGCCCCCTGGATCCTGCAGCACGTGTTTGGGTTCTCGCAGGATGAGGCGATCTACGTGACCGATGCGGCCCGCGCCGACCAGAAGACGCAGGCGAAGCAGCAGGCGCAGACGCAGGCGGAGATCATGAGCGAGTACCCCGAGGTGGCGGGCGTGCCGCCAGAGTCCACCCCGCAAGAGGGCGAGGGCGCGGCGGGGGCGACGGAGAGCGTGGATGACGATGCGGGCGTGAAGCGCCGGCTGGACCGCCTGCTCGCGGAAAGCGCGCGGGTCACGCGGTTGACGGAGCGCACGGCGGCGCGGGTGGACGAGATCGATCGGGCGCTGGGGCAGCGCGAGCAGCAAGAGGCGCGGGCGCGGCGGGCGGCCGGCGGCTACAAAAGAGGTTGAGCGTGGGAAATTTTATTACAGAGGCGCAGCTGGCGGCGGTCCGCGAGGGCAGCTACGAGGGCGTGATCGAGGGGGTCGAGGTGGCGGCGAGCGCGGCGTTGGGGCGGGACGTGCGGGCGGTAGCCACGTGGGCGGATCACGCGGTGGTCGTGGACGACGCGGAGCGGTTCGAGCGCGTGGCCTTCCGCAAGGTGGCGGGCCAGGTCACGGTGCAGGGGCACGAGCCCTACGCCGGGATTGCGACGCTGGGCGAGGAGGCGATCCCGGCCTACGTGGCGCGCGAGGTGCGGGCCCTGGTGCAGGACGTCGCCGAGGGGCGGTGTGCGGGGGACCAGTCGCGCATGCGCATGCGCAGTATCGCCCCCCTGATAGAAGCGGGGGAGCGCTACTGGCTGGTAGACGCGGCGG